TATCAACGTAAATGATATCACCGCTATATTTTTTCACCTCTGGGTTGGCAACACCTTTTACGAAACTCATTCCTAAGTTATAAGTCCTACTATTTATTGAGGTAGATAGACCAGGCTGTAAGGAGGTTCCGAAATTGGTATCTATATTTAGATTACTTGTTCCACCAAATACAGTTGTTCCCGCTCCAGCAGCAGGGTCAGCGTTAAATCTGAATAATTCATATCCATATGTAGGTGCTGTTCCATCAGTAGATATTGCAAGTCTGCGATCTTGCCAATATTTAAGAACTCCTGTAGTTGCATCATAATTAATTACACGACCAACAGCTGTTGATCCAATACCAATCTCTTGAGTTACCTCAGAGTCAGCTGTAAATGTTGTGGTTGTAGATCCAGCACCAATTAATTTTAATGCATATACAGCACTCGCTTTTGATAAAGTAAGTTTATTATCCGATCCAAATGCAAGAGGATCACGACAAAGACCAACACGAGAGAATTGGTTTCCTGTAATAAAGTCTGGGTTTGATGCATCATTTTCTAAACGTGAATATATTAAAACACGATTTGCACCCAATTCACGATAGATATCAGCACCATGTCCATCTTGAGGTGGAATGATTACATTAAAGTTTGCATCAGTTGATCCTGATGGGTTTGATAAACCCACATCACTTAATCCAACAGATCCAAATGTATAGTTTGATCCACCGTTGGTAACTTCTACTGAGTCAATTTTACCAGCAGCGTTAACAGTGACAGAACATCTACCACCACTTCCATCACCTTTAATAGGAACATTATTGTAAGTCGCAGCAGTTCCATAACCAACACCACGATTTGTAATTGTGACAATCTTCAACTGTCCACTAGTTGATGCGTTGTTTCTAACCGCAGCTACATCATTGTTAGTTGGCCAATTTTGTGGTAGAGGTATAAAACTTGTTGAATCAAATTTGATAATACTATTTGGATCAATTGTAAATAGATACTTCCAAATATATCCGTCTCCAGATGCACCAGCAGATCTTGGTTCTAAATCTGTAAATAGTGGTTCGTCGAGAGATGGTCTTCCAGATGTGTTTTCTGGATTTGTTCCATTCTGTAAACAAATATAAACACGGAAGTTTTGATTCATCACATAATAATTTGTGTCATACAAATTAGTAGAGCTAGTTTGTGGAGACAAATTGGATCGAGAGTAATCATCTCGATACATTTCATATGTTGTACCTGATGACCAAGTTATTTTTCTAATTACTCTTGCAATATCATCTGAATTCAACTTCTTTAAGGCGATCATTGTATCCCAATAATCATTCTCTTCACTAAAAGAATCTTTAGGTGATGGTGGATTTTCACTCCAATCCGATTGAAAATCTGCTGGGTTAGGAAGACCAATCCACGCATAATAACTGTTCGTAGTTGAAGCTATCCCCGCTACAAAATT